TACTCATTCCGTGTCTCTTTTCGATTGCGGACTTATTGTATGCACCGGCTTCTTGCTTCATTGCTTCCTTTTCTTTTTCAAGATAGGATTTGACTTCCGCCTTGATAGCGTCAATCGCTGTTGCAAGTTCCTTCTTTGTTGAAGCTTTCACTGAAGATTCAATGATAGTCTTCAAGTTCTTCTCAATCTCACCTTCCTCACTTGCGGGATCTGCTGTTGGAAGATCCTCGACTTTCTCGACGTCTTCTTTTACAGCTTCCGCTTCTTCTGTCTCAAGTTCTTTGTAAAGAGCAACGACAGCTTTCTTTTCTTCAGCTGTTGCGAATCCCTTTGCCATAAGAGCCTTTAACATTTTCATTATTTTAAGCATAATGTTTTTTGTAAAATTAACTTATAACGACTTTTATAATCAGCAACCCGTGGACGCGGGGAGTTTTAATTGTCCAATATCTGCCCTTGTAATTCTCTGACGGCTTTCAAGATTTCTCTCCTCTTTTCGTAGGAGTTATCTCTTGCAAGACCTTCAACAGCTTTTGCGAGCTTATTCATAGTGGCAATTTTTTTCTTTGCCATAGAAGCAAGCACGTTGCTGATTTGAGATTTCTTATTTTCGGATTTCACTTCTCCGCCTTCGATTGATTTCTGTGAATCGATAAGAGCTTCAGCGTTTGCGGGAACTGATACAGCACTTATTTCAAGAAGCTCACTGCGAATGATATTTCCGTCTTTGTCAAAATCTTTTGGAATGAAGCCAACTGAAGAAGTATTCAAAAAGCCTTTCTGTGTGAGATTGTATGCAAGCAATCCCTTTGGATTATCCAGAGCATAAACAATGTCTCCTTCGAGAGCTTTGTCTGCTTTGATTCCTTCGATACGTCCGAGGATATGTTCTATTCCTCCATAGTTGTGAGAATCCAAGTATACGGGATTGTTTTGAAAAGCTTTCAAGTCCCAGTTTTGATATACGATATCGCCGTGTCTATCTTCTGACGCTGTTGAAAAGACCGCGTGGAACTTATTTTCAGCCGTGCGTGTCATTTCTGACTTCACAAGCATAGTCATTCCTTTATAGCCTTGCTTCTTTGCCGACTTCCAAAGTTCTTGATAGTTTTTTACACCAAACTCTGCGAGAGACTTATTGCTTATTGATAGATATTTTTGCATATAGATATATTATAACATTTTTTATTCTAATAATTAAATAACACAGCGACAGTTGATTGTCTCTTCTGCCGGAGCACTTGGATCTGAAGGATAGCTCAATCCGTTGGAGAAGTTTTTATCAATAGGAACTTCCTCTCCGTCTGTCATTGCGTGTGAATCACGTGTTGCGTCGTCCATAACTGCAACCCATATCTTTGTTTTCATTCCAGCTTGCTTGTATCCTTCCATAGTTCCTTTTGTAGTTGCTCCGTGCACTTCAGTTCTTGCAATCATTTTCGCACGTGTATTGTCGAAGTCTCCGTATACATTCTTGATACGAGATACAAGTTCTTGTCTTGTCTCTTGTGCTTCGAAGCTTTGAGAAAACTGATTCTTCAACTTCTCGAATGTTGTATCTGTTATCTGATTCGCGAATATAGAAGCCTTGTTGTTGAGCCAAGATTCAATTTCACTTGTGAGCACGAACTTGTAAGGCTTATCTGATACGAGTTTATATGATTCACTTGCTGTCTCAAGCACAATCTTTTTAATAGCTGGGAGCACAGCTGTCTTTGCGAGTTTTATTTCAAGCTCATTGTCGAAGATTTCTCCGAGCACTGATTTTGTCTTGAATTGTTTTTTCCCTCCAAGAGCGTCAATCAAGCGAGCTTCTTGATCGTTGAAGTATTCTTTCATAACATTCAAAAACATTGTCTCTCTCTTATCCATACGCTTGACCATAACTTCAGCATATTTCTTGCGTAGCATTTTATCTTTGAGAGGGTGGTTTGCAATTCCCTTCTGTGTATCAGCACTTGCGTCACTGTTGTCGCTTGCTGTTGAATCACTTGAAGAGCCAAGAGGCGAGAGTGAGAAAGGAATCAATATGTCGTCTCCTTCTTTCACTGGCTCGAAGCCAAACATTTCACGCTTCTCGTTTGTAGTAAGTGCATTGATAGTATTCAAAGTCTCGGCTGTCTTTATTTTTCTGTCATAGTCTTCTGGAGTTGGATCGATAAACGTCAAGTCCATATCTTCTGGAATAAGTCTCCAGTCAAGAAGAGTGACAAGTTCTTGAAGCATAGGCTTGATTCTCTCACGCAAGAAAATAGCAATCGAAGCGTCTGCGTTTGCGTAAGTAGTTCCGGAAGTTGTGCCGAGTATTTCTTTTGGCACGCCAGTCAAGATACAAATATCTTCAAGAGTGATTCCTTTTGAAGTAAGGAATGAAAGCTCGTTCGGATTGAGAGCCAAACGTTTGACGTCTGCTTCTCCTCCCAAGAATAAAGGCTTGCCCGCGTTCTCTGCACCAGCGTTGTTATCTTTCCACTGCTCCTTCATATCCTTAATCTGTTGAGCTGATAGTGAGCCCTTGAATGTGAAGACAGAATCAACTTGTCCGCCGTTCTTCAATATCTTGTTTTGATATTCTGCGATTTGTAGCTCTGTCTCAATAGCACGAACTCCAGCTTTGAGAAGTGAAGCACCAGTTGTCGGAGCACTTGGATCTGGATTGAATGAATATATTATTTGATTTGCTGGATACTTGATTGTCCCTCCGTTAGGCACAGAGTAGTCGAATGATTCAATCTCTGTCTGATTTGCATTGTAGTTTATCTTGACCAAGTCTGGACGTAGCAAGTGAAGCTCAACCGGCACAGAGTTATCTTCAAAGAGTTCGTTCTTGTAGACTTTCAATATAAAAGCCGAGCCAGTGATATCGTAGTATTTTTGATATAGCTTCCAGAATTGTTTTCCAGTGTGAAACTTATTCGGCTTGTTGAGAAGATTCAAGAAAGGATCGTTGTCGAGTATTTTTTCTCCACGCTTAAGCACGAACTTCACTTCTCCGATTTTCTCTGCACGAGTGTCGAGTGCTCTGTTTACGTAAAGACTTGCCTCATTATAAGCAAGAAAGTCGGAAGCTCCTTTGTTGGAGTATCCGATTGAACTTCCGCGGGAGAAGAAAAGACCAGTTGATATATCGTTTGCTTTCTGCTTGATAAAGTTGAAGATTTTGTTTTGCATATTATTTTATTTTATACGAAGCCTATAAATTGTTTTGTAATGTGAGAATATACGCCATATCTCATTGAATCAACGAAGTCGTCGTGTATCTTGACTGGCTCGTCCAAGATTCGATCGTCCTTCTGCTTCCACTTATACATTTGCATTTCTTTGATTCCGTTCGTTGACCTCTTTGTGAGATACTTCTTGCGGGTTATCAAAGCGTCAATTCCGTCTTTGACACTCTTGTTCGCTCTTTCAATCCAGTATCCAGCTTGTTTGATTTCTTCAATTCGATTGGCGTCTTCAGCGTCTGCGTATATTATAACATTTTTTTGAATGTCAAGCACGCTCATTTTTTCGATAAGCTGTGAATTGGTAAGTCCGCTCTCATAAATTACTTCGTCGACATACACAACGTCGTCTTTGAGAACTATTTTACAGAGAGACGTCGGGTGGTTATATCCGAAGTCCAAGCCATAGACAACTTCTCCACCTTCCGGAAGCTCGTCGATAAGAAAATACGTCGGATATATTGTTGCTTGTGGAACTCCACGCTCTCCTAGTCCGTAGATTCTCCAGTAGTTCTCGTCAACTTCCTTGTATCTTTCAATCTCTTTGACGATTGAGACCTCAAGGAATGGATTGTCGAGATATGTTGATTTTATAAGCGTCACGTCGTCACGAGTAAGCACGTGATCATATATCCAGTGGAACGTTTCTGAAGGGTTATAATCAAGGTGTATCTGTCCCGTCGTTCTCATTGATAGTTGCTTGAAGTCTTCGTATGATAACTCATTTGCTTCATTGCACCAGAGATACTTTCTCTTTCGTCCTCTCACTTTCTGCGGATCGTCCAACGAGAAAAACTCGATTTCATTCGAGCCTATTCTGTAAGTCATATCTGTTTTATTGTGCTTGTCTTCGTTATAGCAATTATTTTCTTTTAAGACGTTGAGGAAGTCTTTGTATACAGTTGCTTTCAATGCTGGCGTTGTTTTACGGACAACTGATATCAAAGTATCTTCTTCCTCCAACATTTTAAGAAAGAATACTTGAGCGATTGAATATGTCTTCGAAGAACGTGAGCCACCTTCATTGACCACGATACGAGTTGTCGCTTGTCGCGTCTCGTCAAAGATTCTAGTTGCTTTGAGTTTGAGCTCCATTGTTTCTCACAATCTCCACGGATACCTTTGTCACTTTCTCTCCGTCTGTTGTGAGATCCGACTTATCTCTCATTCCGTGATTTGAAGATAGTCCAAGCTTGGCAATGATAGGATTGTAGTTGCCAGCGAGCCCTTCTTGAAAAAGCCTTTCTTTCTGGTGCTGATCAATAAGCTTCAAAGCACCGAAAAAGTCTGCGTGTTCGTCTCCCCAATTCAACAAAGTATCCACGCAAACGCCAACATATATTGCGAATCCTTCCCTCGAAGGAACTTTCACTTTTTTCAATCTCATTTCAAAAGTATCAGATTTCTCTCCACGTGTTTTGTGGAACTCTTCCCATTCGTCATTGCACTGCTCGAGATACTTTATCACTCGCTCTGGCATATCCTCCGTGTATAGCGTTGGACGTCCGAAGACATAGCCGAGAGGTTTTTCCTCGGTTTCTATATCTTCAGTCATATTTTCTCTGTCTTCGAAGTCCTCTGCCATATAGTTATTCTTTTGCTGTTGTAAATAATACAATCAGATTCACAATGTCCCTCACTGTCAATCTGTCTGCGTGCACTCCCAGCTCTTTGACTGTGAATGTATCAATCTCATTTGCTTTGAGAGTGACCTTTTCACTTGCGTCAAAAGCTTCTGGATACTTTCCTTTGAGATATTCGTATGCTTCAGTATTTTCTCCGAGTATGCGAACTTCGTCCCAGAGTAGAGCTTCTTTCAGTGTTTGCTCTTTTCCGTCATTGCGTGTAATTGTGACCTCGTTCTCCTTGTGAGATTTTGCGAAGTTTACTTTGTCAGTTGCGTCGGCTTTGAGTTCGTCGAAGTCCTTATATAGTTGATTCATTGTCTCTATCTTTTGACCATTCGTCAACGGCGTCATATTGATATCTGACTGTGAGTTGTTGTTCTTGTTTTCCATAAGTTATATCGATTGTCCCTTGCGGGATTGTTATTTTTAATATGTGAACGACTAGCGAATCCAAAGTCTGTGCGTCGAGCCTTTCGCTCGAGAATAGCTTAATTATACCAAAAATGTCCTCGACTGTATAGGTATATTCTCCAGATTCATTTTTGTTTTTTGTTTCTTGATAGATCATAAAATTATTCTTCTTCTTTTTCTTCTTCAATTACTCCTTCCGCGAGAAGTCTATCTGTCCCTCCAACGATTGAATGTCTTTGTGGATTGTAATAGTCTCCGGCTTCAACTCCCCAACGCTTTACCTCTCTTGTGAATATGTATGTTTTTTCCATAAATTATTTATATAAATTAAGTGTCGACGCGAATAATTGTTTTGCATATATCTTCCCGATTCCGTGATACTTGACTCCCGTGTAGTGTACGGGGATAAAAGTATAGGAAGGGAAGATCTTAAGCGTGGCGGGGGAGTACTTCTCGATCATTTGCTTCATAAACAGATTGCCGGTAGTTTTCCACGGATCAGACCACTCCCCTACCCTCTTTTTACCCAATTCTGCAATGATTTTTTCGAGAAAGGGGTGTTTTGGGATACTTGCTAGAATAGGGGAGGTGAGTCCCTTGCGAATTTGCTCTTGCTCGTAGACAGTGAAGATATCGAACGGCTCTTCAAAAAGTTCTTCCGGACTGTGAAGACAGATACTATCTGCCTCTGCAATGAAGCCTCCTTCCTCGTTCAAGATCTCATATCGGAGAAGATCTGCAACCCCGCAATATAGTTTCTTGTCCCAATAGTATCGCATAAGTTCTTCATTGATCCACTTGCGCGATTGTACCTTTGCATTATCCCAGAGAGTATATTCCCAGTCTGGCATTTTAGCCTTCCACGTGTCGAGCCATTCTTGAGGCGGAGCTTTCTCTCCTATCCAGATATGGTGTAGTTTTTTTGGTATAAGCATATTACTCGATTGATTTATAAATAATGATTGAGATAACGGAGTATCCTATCCAGCGAAGTATCTTGTCTGTGTACTCTATACTTGAGATCCCAAACTTTGAGAGGATAACATTCACAGTGAGAATGAATCCAAGCGGAGCGAAAACTGATATCAAGGTTTTTAGTATTTTCATTTTAACGTAGATTTGTCTCTTTCTTTTGAGACGTTAGGTGATAATAAAAACAGAATCCGCACTCGTATATTCGAAGCTTTCTTTGTCTTGCTCTCTGGCAAGCTCTGATCACTTTCTCTGCGTGAGTCTTCGAATAGCATTTTTTTCCATTGCAATACTTTTCTTCTTCAAAAATTTCTATCATACTTTTTCTATAAATTTATAAGCTTGTCGACCTATGTTGTCATTTCCAACTAGAGACTTCCCAATCCGGTGTTCGATAAAAGAAGGCACGGGATAGCATACGTCAAAATGTTTTGCGAATAGAAACTTCCCGATCCGGACGTCGTCTTGTGGAGTGTTTACAAACTTATCACAGAAGGCAATCATTTCTGGAATGATCTTCGTTGGTACGCATATCGCAACTCCCCAAGCATTGCGTTTATTGACTGTGTATCCATTTCGGAGAGCTATCTGAAAGACTGCGTCATTGTTTGTAGTTCCCCTTTGTTGCTTTCCAAGAAAGAAATTGAAAGCTCTGTTCGGACGATAATGTTTTCGAATAAAGGCTTCAGCTTTCTCTTTGAATCCTTTGCATACTATTGCGTCGTCTTGGACTACAACGTGAAAGTCTGCCGTCTTATCATAAGCGAGCCACGCTCTGCGATTGTTTAGCCAGCAACCGAGATTCTTTTCGCCGTCAACGTCAATAAGAAAAGGCACGTCTCCGAGCCTTTCTCGTAAGTGAGGGAAGTATTCTTTGCGTGATTCGTGTGCTTGCACTGCGATTGAAAGTTTCATATAGCTTAATTATAACATTATGGAAGGAGTTGAATCAACATATTTCTTATCGAAAGATATATACTG